TTTTTGGTGTTGAAAGGCAGGGTTGCAGTGATTAACTATCACTACATTCTTGCTTTTGAAGCATTGATCAAGAACAATCCTGGCAGAATCACTCCTGATTCGCCTTTGTTCACTTTGAAGGCTGGATGCACTCGCATGAACCAGCTGACGTACACAGACGCGATGGAAGGCAAGCGCCTTGGAAACACCGATTTGGTGGCTTTTAAGCTACCGATTCAGTATCCAATTGCTTGCGACATCACGAAACTCTTTGTCGATGATGCGTACATTGCACGAAATTCCAAGATCGCCGCTGTGTTATACACATTGAGAACGGGATCATTCATGGAAGTGCAAACATCACTCGCACAACGTGTTCCTTCGATCAGCGTTGGAGACCGACCTTCGAATCTCAGTTATGAAATTGAGGAAGTATTCGAATACAACATGCTCACCAAAGAAGGTGACTGTGGTTCCATTTTGATGGTTGAAGATCCAACGAGCACAAAGAAGCTCGTCGGCATCCATTGTGCTGGCAACGCGCAAAACGAAGGCTTTGCATCAATTTTGACTCTAGAAGGAGTCCAAGCCATGCTTGCTTGTTTCGAGGGACAAGTCGTCCAATCACTTTTCGAGTGTAACGCTGATGAAATCGGCGGATCATTCAGGGCATTAGTGAAGGCTGATCACTTCGTGAACAAGTACAACAAGAGCAAGATCAAGAGATCAAAGCTCCATGGTGCTTGGGGACCATCCACAACCGAAATCATGCGGTTGAGTCCCTACAAGGAGGATGGCGTATCCGTTTGCCCAATGCAGAAAGCACTCGAACCTTTCTCGAACACGAAGGTTGTTCATTTCGGAAGGGAGATCATTCAAGTCGAACAAATGATCAAATCTCATTTTCTCCCAATCCTGAAACGGAACCATACACCTCTCAAATTGACGTTTGAACAAGCGGTGGAGGGTATCCTTGGAAGGGAATACGCGAATGCAATCCCAAGAGGAACATCCGCGGGTTACCCATTCTCGCAAGAGAAGCGTTGGGGCCCGCGCAAGTATGACATCTTTGGCCGTGATAGCGACTTCCAATTCGATACGCCTTTGGCGATCGAAATGAAAGAGCGCGTCCTGACCAAGATTGAACGCGCAAAGAAAGGAATTCGAGAGCTCAACGTGTGCCAAGTCTTTTTGAAAGACGAACGGCGGAAGCCCGGCAAGGGCGCACGTGCAGTTTTCGCTTGTCCTGTGGATTATGCGATTGCATTTCGCATGTACACGTTGGACTTCGCAGCTCGAATCATGGAGACTCGCATCGAGAATGGCATCTGTACAGGTGTCAACCCATATTCCGCTGACTGGAATGTGCTCGCGATGAAGATGACGCGACATGGCAAACATGTCTTCGCTGGAGATTTCAAGGGTTATGACTCAAGTCAAATCCCCCGTATCTTCCAGTGCGTTCTATCACTCATCCTCGAGTACTACAATTATGGTCCAGAGGACGAAATGGCGTTGCGTACACTCTTTGAAGAGATATACAACAGCCGCCACATTGTGGGTGATACCATTTTCGAATGGGACCATTCGCTGCCATCTGGCAACCCAATGACGACGATCATCAATTCAATCTACGTTCAGATTGTGATGATGTACGCGTACCACAGGGCACACGATTTCGATATCAAGGAGCTTTCTCGATATTACGAACATGTCTATGTCGCGTCATATGGAGATGACAACATCGTCAACGTGTCTGAAGAGAAATTACCTCTCTTCAATCAGAACACGATTCCAGTACATTTGGCAAAGATTGGCCTCACATACACAGACGAGGACAAGAAAGGCGGCGTCATTCCTGACTCACGCACACTCGACGAAATTTCTCTTTTGAAGAGAGCGTTTCGTTTCGAACCAGCAGCAGGAAGATACGTCGGCCCTTTGGCTATGGCCACAATCCTAGAGGCCCCTTATTGGACTCGGAAAGGACCAATGGCGGATGAGATTTCAAAGGACACGTTTTTCAACATGCTCAAGGAACTTTCATTACATGGTCCAACAGTGTACAATGAACATGCCCCAGGCATGCTCAAAGTTGCTTTCGAAAAGCTAGCTTACACACCACCCTTCACCGAATGGTATGAGGTGTTCCAGCTAGTTCTAGATTCCGATTCTGGGTTTACCTAGATACAACAGGACCTTGGTAAGTCTATAAACTACCACAACAAGTTTCTGGTTACGCAGTTAGCACCCGACAAACACCTT